CACCCAGGTCGGCATAGGGAGCGGCGAGCTGCATGGCGCGGGCCGGGACAGCGAAGCCGACGGGGGTGGACGCGCCAGGCTCGGAACGCACCACAGAACCGGACGCCAGACCCTGCTTGTCGGAGTTCCACAGTTGCGCCAGGACGATGCGGGCCGAGAGGACGACCGGGGCAGCGACGGGCAGCACTGCGGCCGTGATGGTCAACTCGGCGCCAGCGGTGTATGCGGGATCGGTGATGGTCAGCACGCCGGCGACGAACGTCCAGCCGGTGAGGGTGGTGGTGCCCGTCTTGACGGTGAGGGTGGCCGTTGCCCAGGGAGTGGTGACCGGGGATGCCGTCATGGTCGTCCACGTCTCGGTGTAGTCGGCCCAGCGACGACGCAGGACAAGCGACTCCATCACCTGCGTGGTTGCCGGGATGTAGACGGTGGACAGCTCGTCGTCGCGGTCGGGGTTCTGGCCGTCCTTCCAGCCCAGCGCCGAGCGCGCCTGTGCGAGCGTCAGAATGTCGGCCATCACACCCCCTGCTCTAGGAACCGGTCCTCGGTGAGAAGCGCCGACTTGTGGTGGCCGATCTTCGCCCGCGTATCGACGTGGATCGGGTAGCCGAGTTGGCCGGCGCGCAGGCAGAACGTGATGTCCTCACCCACCGGCTTGTCGCCGAGCTGGGTCTCCTGGAACCACGGAAAAGCCGCGTTGAAACCGTGCTGCCGCATCTGCTCCAACACCGTGCGGTGGATCAGGATGAACGCGGCACCTGTCGCGGCACACGGGACCACCGCTTCCCGCGGATAGTCCTCCACCCGGTAGGTGGTGATAGCGCCGTCCAGCTTCACGAACTGGTAGATGGTGGGAACGAGCCTGTCGTTCGCCATGCCGAAGCACAGGCCGCCGACTATCGGTCGGGTTTCCGGGTCGGCGGTGGAGAGCAGCAGGTCGAAGGCTTGCGGCTCCCACTGCATGTCGGCGTCGATCCACAGCAGCCAATCGCCGACCGTGCGGCCGTCCGCGGTGCGGGCGTCGAGAAACCGGGCGGTGACCGTGTTGCGGGCGGCCGACACGTTCGCCGACGACCATTCCTGCATGATGTTGACAATCCGGCGGCGAGGCCGGTTGACGTCGGCCAGCATGGTCACCATCAGCGACTCGGTGAAGTAGCTGGAGACCTGGCCGGGATGAATGTAGGCGAGCACCACGCCGGGAATGTGACCGGGGCCGGTGGTCGGCTTCGTGGTGGTTCGAGGTTTGCGCGCCACTATCGGCAGCCTCTCTGTGTGGGAGTCCTCTGCTAGCTGGGGTAGGCGAAGGCCCCGGACCACAGAGGGAGTCCGGGGCCTTCTCGACGGTTGCTTAGGCCGTCTGCCCGTGCATCACGCCTTGAGCAGGCGGAACGCGTTCACGTCGGACACATCCGAGCCGACGCGCTTGTAGGCGACCAGGCCGCGCTGACCGGTGGGGACACCGCTGGAGTTGGTCACGTTCGGGATCATCTCCACGTTGACGCCGAGCCGGTCGTAGACGATGAACTGGGAGAAGTCACCCAGCACCGCCAGGATGTTGCCCGACGTGGTGGTCGAAGTCACCGTGGACGCCCGGACCACCGGGGATGCCAGAATCTGGTTCTGGTTGGTCATGTCGATGATCTTGCCGCCGGCCGTGCCGAAGGTCTGCTGAGCCACCGACAGGTAGGTGACCTTGTTCATCACCCACGTGGCGCTGTCCTCGTAGCGGGACGGCAGCGCGTTGAACAGCGCCAGGGTGTCCACACCCGAGGTCGAGTTGAACGTGCCCCGCGTGGTGCAGGTCACCAGCGAACCGGCGGTGCCGGACACGGCGGTGATGACACCCTTAGGCGCCTCCGAACCGGAGCCCGACACGAACGCGGCACCCTCGGCCATGTCGATCGCCTCACCGATCAGACCGGGCAGCTGCTGGAGCAGATTCGAGTCCTGGAAGATCTCGTAGCTGCCAGTCACGTACGCGGTCAGCATGGCCGCGTCGATCTGTACCGCGCCAGTGGTGGGCGAGCCATCGGTGAACGCCGACGCCTCCGCCTTCCACGCGGTGGTGACGTTGCCGACCGTGACACCGTTCCACTTGTCCTGCGTGCCCGACACGACGCGGGCGATGTTGCGGATCGGATTCTTCGTCAGCGTGCCGGTCTTGATCAGCGTCGGGTCCAGCAGGGTCGGCAGCGCGTAGCCACCGTTGGTGCTGGTCAGCGACATGGAGGCACGGACAGCCTCCGCCTCGGCCTGCGACAGCACCGGGGCGTTGCCCTTCGCGGCAGACCGCAGCCACGACTTGAACGCCGAGCGATACTCGGCCGAGCCGTGCACCAGCACGTAGCGGGCCAGCGACTCGGCGTCGGCGTGCTCGCCGTGGACGTACCCCTCGAGCAGTTCCGCGACACCCTCGGCGCCGCGCACCTTGTCGGGGTCGAACGCGGCACGCGCCCGGTCGGTCAGGGCGTCACCGGTCAGCGAGCGGACCTCGTCCAAGTCGAACAGGTTCGAGCGGGTCGGCGCAACCTGCACGCTGCCCCAACGGGCACGCTGCTCGGCACGCTCAGCCGCCGACCGCGCAGCGGCCTCGGCCTTGGCGATGTTGCCTCGAATCTCGTCGGCCTCGGACTTCAGGGTGTCCCAGCGGGTCTGCTGGTCTTCGTTGAGGGCGGCTTCGCCGGCCTCGGTGTCGATGGCGCGCAGTTCGTCGGTCTCGATCTCTTCGAGCCGTGCGCGCATCACGTCGATATTGACGGTCATGCGGGATTCCTTTCCGGGAAGTTGAGCTGCCGGCGCCGTTCGCCGGCAGACAGGCCCCCCGAGTGGCGTACAGCCGGCTCGGTCGTGGCGGGTTCCGCGGCTGCCGCCGTGGTCGCAGTGCCTGCCGGCGGCTGCTCGTCACGGTGGAGTGCGATCATGGATTCGCGGGAGCGCTTCAGCTCATCGACCCGCTCGGGGTCGCGGGAGCGCATTTCCGCGTAGTATTCGTCCGTCATCGAGCGGACGCCGGAGGTTGCCTCCGGATTGGCTGGGAAGGTGACCGGGCCGAACTCGAACAGGCGGGCCTCCTTGATGGTCCGCTCGGGCAGCCCCTTCGGGTTGTAGTCCGAGCGCGCCGGTGCCTTGTTCCACTCGTCCTTGACGACCCGCATCCGCATCGAAGACCCGTACACGCCAGCCTTTAGGCCGGGCAGCAGGTCGCGGTTGTATGAGGTGTCGAACATGCGCACCTCGCCGACAGGGGTGTCATCGTCCTCGCGCAGGTCCTCGATGACGCCGAGAACCTTGTTGCCGATGGTCGGGTCATAGCCGTGGTCGAACAGCGACTTCACCTGATCGCGGGACTCGGCGATCGTCTTGGCGAACGAACCATGGTCGGTGCGCTCCATGAAGTTGCCCTCGAAGAACGAGTTGATTTCGTACCACTCGCCGAACTTCGAGAAACGGACTTCGAGCAGCGGCTGGCCGGCATCATCCTTGGCGGAAGCCGCACGGGGGACGGCCCGGACAACCTCAAGATTGGGCAGCGTTTCCACTGGTCACCCCCTGTGTCTGATTGGTCTGGATAGGCTCATTGCCCCACGGAACGGGCTCCATGTCCTCGTCGTTCCTGACTTCGTTGACGGTCTTCCACTTGGCGTTGAGCGCCAAAGCGTGTGTCTCGTAGCGCTCCTTGGTGGTCGCCTCCAGCAGCGCGTCACGGTCAGCCCGTGCCCGCTGTGAGTTCGGCGGCAGAAGCAACGTCAGAATGCGGTCGTAGCGGCGTACCCAACGATTCAGCGACAAAACCAGCAGGTCTTGCCGGCGATCCACAATGTTCGAGTAGGTCATCGAGCCGCCCGAGTCGTAGCCCAGCACCTCGGCATAGCCGGGACCGAACATGCGGGAGCACTGCGCTTCGGAGTACCTCTGTGTCTCGATAAACTGCGACTCGTTGGGGTTCAGCTGCAAAGCTTTGTAGTCCCAACCCTCACCCAGCACTAGAGGGTCACGCTTGCCGCTGGTCACATCCTTCAGCCGGGCCTTCGCCTTCTCGGCGTCCACGGTTGCCAGCGGCGCCTTGTTGACCAACATCCCCGACGGATGTGCACCCTCCCGGAACCACTGGTCACCGAACTGGTTCGACCGCAACGACACGCCGATGGAGGTGGCGTGCGCCTCGATCACCGACTGCCCCAACAGGACGCCGGGCTGCGGCTGCACGCGCCAATGACGGAACTGGCGAGCCTTGTCGCCCTCCAGCCGCTTCCCGCGGTAGTACCACTGCGGCTGGTTGTCCACCACCTGCGCGGATACATCGCCGGGCCCCAGCAGATCAACAGACAGCGCCCGGCCGCGAATGTCCCACGAGTTCTCGAACCCGTACGCATTGCCGCGGATCAGCCACGACATGACCAGCCGATACGCCCAATCCTCACGGCCGGAACCGTCGTCGCCAGGGTCGTCCAGGTTGCCAGGCGTCGAACGCTTCACGCGCCCCGAGTACACATCCACGGGAAGCTCGGAGACGGTAGAGGCGATCAGGTCGGCGGTCGCCCAGATGGCGACCGACTGCAACGCGGTCAGACCCTGTGTCGGGCTCACCGTCGCGTAGTTCGTCTGGATCATCGCGGCCAGCTGCGGCGGCAACTCGAACGAGCGCTGCTCGTCCGCCTTCGGCCCACGGTCGCGGTAGAAGATGCTCACGCGCAACCGCCTTTCTTCGGCCGATTCACCCGCAGCGACAGGCC